TATATTAATTATTCATAATTTGGTGGGGAAACATAAACGTTAACAATACCTGTAACAGCAGGAGTTAATGTTAATATGCCTTCAACAACTCTAGATTGTGTATTTGATGAATTATTACTTATTAAAACATCATAAACATATCTTCCTGGATATATATTTGCTGTTTGTCCTGGATTTAATGATAATGAAATTATATTATAATTGATTGAAGTTGAAAAAATAATTGTATTTGTTGATGTATACCATTTTTTAAATGATGCGTTTACAATAAAATTAGTCATAAGTATTGCATCACCATTATTATCTGTAAAAATCAAATTAACAGTATAATTAGTGTTTTGATTTATTGTTAAATGTGATTTATGTGTTGTGTATGGTTGTGAAACAACAATATTAATATTTGATGACGCCATTTTTTATTTTTGCCTTTTATTAATATTTATAACTTTTATACACTAACACGAAACCATTTAATAGTAGTATTTGTTGATACCGGAGTAAAATAAAGCTTAACAAATGTAGAATTGGCATTAGCCGTAAAAACTCCCATTGCTGAATTTGTTGTAATACCACCATAATCTATCATATATGCATTTGTTGTATCATAACCAACAAGAATTTTTGTTGTATAATGGTTATTAGCATTGTTATCATTTATTGAAATTAAATAATCAGCAGAAGTATAAATTGCTGTATTATACGAATCTATTAATTGTGCGGTTGTACCAGTTGTATTTGATGTATTATTATTAACTCCAGGAATAGTAACTATTGCCCATGTGCTATTGGCATTATACCAATATTGACCGTTTGATATTTGTGTTGTTGTCGGAACTGCTAATTGAATATTGGCATTTTGATTAGATATAGCCAACATAATTGAATTAGCTATAGTATTTACAGTAGTATTACCCAAAGCAATACTAGTTGTATTAATAGTTCCGACAATTAAAGACCATGTTCCATTGGCATTATAAAAATAACTACCAGAAGATATTTGTGCCGCTGATGGATTTGTAATAATAATATTAGCTGTTGAATTAGAAATTGTAACACATGTTGAATTAATAGTAGTGTTAACTGATGAATTTCCAATTGCAAAAAATGTTACATTAGCACGACTTCCACCTACAGTTGATGTATTTCCATATGACCCTGTTGTAAATGATGAAGCATTAACTATTCCGTTGAAATTAGGAAGATATGAGGCAATCCCTGAATTTAATGTGCTAGTTAATTGATAAGAACCTGGGGCTAAACCTCCAAAATTAAAAGCATTATTAGCGCCAGTTGAATTGGCGACTAAAGTTCCACCAAGAGAAAGAACAGTTGTATTAACAAATGAATTAGTTACAGAATCTTGAAATGATCTTGTAGAAGAATTCATATAGGCATTAACAGTTGAATTACCAATCCATATACTTGTTGAATTTAAAGAATTTAACGATATTGTATTGCCCATAGAAAAGCTAGAAATATTTTGCCCAAGAAAAATAGAAGAACTATTAATAACAATTCCACCAACTGCCAATGATCCTGCATTAATAGAATTTGCTGTAAATATACCATTTAAATTGGCATTTCCAATTGTTGTATTGGAATTAACAGTAATAACAACATTAGACATTGTAGTTGCAAGTTCATTTACTCTGTCAATAAGAAACTGAGTTGTATTAGTTAAAGCTGTATTTTGTATTAAAGCTGTCATTTGGAATCCAGTATAATTTTTAGAGCATTTTTGATAAAATTAATATCTTCTTCTATTTTATCTAATCTTTGAATTGATCTATTTTGTTCTTCTAATGTATGTTTTTTCTTTTTATAAGCAGATAATTTTGCATTATCAACATTAAGCACAGCACCACTATTCATATCTTTCATCCAACCTTCATAATTTGTTTTAATAAGTTGCATTTATATTTATCCTTATAATTTTTGTTTATTTTTTCTTCTACCTAAAACAAATCCTTCTGGAATAGGTGCTTCTTTTAAAATATTTATAATAATATCTGTATTAGGATTATAACACCATTTAGAATTTTTTCTTAATTCGGATAAAAATTGTTTTTGATCATTAGACATTGGTTTAGCTTTATTAGGTCTTGTGTTTACTTTACCTCTTCCTGGTAAATATCCTTCTGGTATTGGTAATTCTTTTAATATATGAATAATTTTATTAGTTTCTTTGTGATAACACCATTTACGTTTTTTATTTTCAATAGATATCATATTCTTTTGTTCATCAGACATAGGGACACCTTTATTTGGTGGTGTTCTTCCTTTCATTCTTTTACTATGATTTTCACCCATAATTTTCAGAGATTCTGAAGTTTCTTTTGTTAATCCTGTATTCCAAGCAATTCTACCAATATTTTTTTGTCTAACTTTTTCAACTACTTCAGGATTTTTCATAGGATTTTTTTCTCCTAATTTATCTTTTCTTTGTTTTTCTTTCATATCATCAGTCCAAGCGTTTTTAAGTTTTTCTGAAATAGTTAATTTTTTATTTTCATCTGTAGACCAATGACCAAAATGATGATTATGTAAATTATAATATTTTTTACCTAATTCTTCATTTTTAATTAATTGTAGCCATTCATATTCTTCTTCTAATAAATCTTTTTTATTTGTATAAATTCTAGACAAAATTTTACGTTTAAAATCATGTGGTCTTTTTTTATAAGAATTTTTCATCCAAGAAGATGAACAAATATAACTATCATCTTCATATCCCCAACGACATCCAATATAAAATCTTTTATGTTTCTTATCAAACCAAATATAAACAAATCCATACTTCTCCATTTTGTATTCACTCCTTTTTTATTAAATTTATTTATTATAACATAAAATTATAAATATATCAACAAATCTTTTTGTATGTTAAAAATTAGTGGTAACTCATTGATATATAAGGAGTTTCTAAATCATAATTGCAAATAAATTGCCCGCAAATCTTTTAAAATAGGAACAACAGCAGTATTATTAGATTGTAAAATTATTTTTATTTGAAATTGTTTAAATGATGTAAATATCATATTATTTGAATTTAAATATGTTAAACCAGATGTAGTTACATTATATGCATTTGCACCAGAAACATTTGAAGACCAAGGAGCGCCAACAGTTAATGAAGTTGAATTTGCAATTGAAACAATTTTTTGTTGATCTCCATTAATACCTATAATTGAAGTATAATTAAAATCAGTTTGAAAATTAGTTGCTGACCCGGTAACAACGGCAGAACCAGAATTTGCTGTAACTGTTCCTGTGATTTGTTTACTTTTAGAAGTAGAAACCCAAGGAGTTGTTGGTGGAGCAACAAGGAAAAAATTATTTGAAATATGATTTACTAAAAATGAGCTATCCAATATCATTGATGTATTACTTTGAATTGAAACAATTTGTTCTAATTCTTCTGATACAGAAGTATTACCTAGAGAAGAAATCCACCAACCAGTCTGAAGTTCAGTAGTAAATAATGTAGAAGAACCGGCAACATTTGGTGAAGCTGTATTAGCAGTTATTGTTCCTGTGCATTGAAGCATTGGATAATAAGAACAAGTCACAAATGAAAATTCATGATAATTATTTGCATTTGTTGGACTACTATACATATTAAGACCAGTATTTCTTAATGGAGCCCAAGTTTTTGCTGAAATTGGATCAGTATCTTCTGCATTCAAAAACTTTACCCATACTTGAATATCTGTTCCAGGTGGTCTATATGCAGTAAGATATACAACAATATCTTGAGAATCCTGACCAGCAGCCAAAGTAACAATTTGAGAAATATATTTTGATTGTGAAGCACCATAATTAAAAAATTCATTATAATTACTAGAAATTGGATCAATTAAATTTTCAATAATTACAGCACTCGATTGCACACGATTAATAATAGGTGAAATTAATGATGAATCAGTTTGTAATGTTGTTTGAATTGTAAGAGACTTTGTATTGCTTGTATATGAGGTTTCATTTGATTTACTTAAAACAGCACATTCGTTATCATGAAATTCCACTTCTGAACCTTCATATAATGATGGTGGAGTTTGGGTATCTTTAGATACTGATGTTCTACTTGTTGTTGTTCTTTTACAGGAATGGGAGAATTGTGTTCCAGCAGGAGCTAAAATAGAATATTTTGGCATACATGCATTCATTTTTGGATCATAACAACCAAAAACATTTGCTGTGCAAACAAGAGTTGATGAATTTGGAGTGCTTACTGATGAATTAGGAAATCTATGAAATTGGCAAACAGGAACTGTATTAAAGAAGCCTGTTGATTTTTTAATATGAGCAATATTATCTAAATCATCATGAAAATTTAACTCACCTTTAACCGCAAGATTACAAGTAGCAGGACTAGTTGATGTTGCACCATAACAAATATCACCAGGAATAATTTTATTAATAGAAAAATTTCCAGTTAAAGAAAGATTATTATGTAAATAAAGATAATCATGATCATCATTATTATGAACACAAATACCAGCGGATTGAGTAAAATTAGCTCTATTTAAATTAAATTTACAACATTCATTAGGTATTGGTATCCACTGAGAACCAGCACCACCATAAAAACATGAACCAATATTTGGAAGATTATATACAGGATTACCTGTTGTTATACAATTGTTTCCATATTGTGCATGATGAAGCTGATAATCAGGATCATCACCATCAGGACAAACAACAAAGGCATAATCTTTATCATTACACATGAATACATGAGAATCAAATGCAAATGTAGTTTTCTCTGATGCATCATCTGAAATATTTACTTTATCATGATCCATGTGACATTGTGAATATGGGAGAATTTTTGTGGAATCAGGCACTCCATTGGCAACTTCACAAATATATGAAGTAACACCAGTATTTGATGTTAATGATTTACTTTTAAAGAACAAATCAAGTGAAATGCCATGAATACCAGCTTCACCATTTGGTGTAGTAACAGTAAAAATCTGTGAATATGGGTCACAATCATTTAATGTAGGTGTAGGAGCAGGAGTTGGAGTAATTACTGTTGCATTATTGGTAATAGGACCACTATCTATTACAATAGTTGATATTATTCCACCACCAAGAGAAGATGAAATACCAGGATTTACTGTTGATGGTGTTGACATTTGTTTTGTTACTGGAATATCACCCGCAGTAAATCCACCTTTACCATAACAAGTTATATTATTTGCTTTATTAACTAAATCATTAACATCGGCAAATTCAAATGTATGTTCACCAGTTCTAAATGTTTGTTCAGGAATATTAAAATGTCCTACACATTCACCTTTATCATCACAATTAATATCATCTCCCCAAGTACCATCTCTATCAACACAGTTATAATCCATACTTCCACAACTACTATCAATAGTAGGATCAGTAGTAATATGTCCAGGAGCACAATATTGATCTACATTGACTCCATCACAGAAAACGTGTATATTTGCTCCTGGTTTTAAAGCATGACAACGAAAAGCAACAATTCTTGGTCTTATATATGGTTGAATTGTCGAATCTGTAACAGAACATCCAACAACTTGTGAAGATGATCTTGATTGAACAGTTGATCGATAATTTGCTCCAGATGCAACAATTGCAGTTGAAGTTTTTGTTGAAGATGATCCATCGACAACAGAACTAAGACCTGATGTTGTATTTGCAAGAGTAGTAATATTGCTCAAAAATGATGATGTATCTAACGTGCCCAAAATTTATTCCTTTTTTATTGCCTAGAAGTTTTAATATAATATGCATTAGTAGAATACTGAGCACCACCAGTAGGTATTGTTCCACGACTTTGTGTAGGTGTAACATTCCATGATGTGCATTGATTACCAATAGTAAAATATTGAACTGGTTGTGTTTTATCATTGTTTGTCATTATCATGCATAATTGATTAGTTAATTCAGGTGGATCAGAACATTTATTTGAATTGGTAAAATCAGTAACAGTAGTTGATATTGTTGAATTGTTTGATTGTGCTGTAATAATTGGTGTAGAAGTAATATCACAACCAGTTCTCCAAACACCATATAAAGAACCAAATGGAGTATTAGAAAATTTACTACAAGGTGTGGAAGCATCATCAGTTAAAGCACAAGTATGAGCATGAATTATATCATTATGACAATCATAAGTTGGAGAACTACAAACACGACCTGTTTTTACACATGCTGCTTTTTGTGAACACTGTCTAACAGTTGTTGAACATGGTTGTGTAATATGTGGTGTGTTTGAATATGGTAATGTTATTATATTATTAGTTACTTGAACATTATTAGATGTATTAGCAACAGTTGTGTCAACAGTAATAGTTCTAATTCTAGGTCTAGCAAGACAATTACCTTGATCAATAGCAATGGTATATTCGGGATTTGATACATCACTTTGAGAGAAATCACAAAATGAATCAACAAATATACCATTTTTAAATCTATCAAGACCATTTTGATCAGTAATTGTTAAACTTGCAGCACTTGTTTCTAATAATGTCAATGATACATAATATTCTAAATCAGATATTCTTTGATCTAATTTACCAATGTCACTCATTGTATAACGTCTATTAGTTACAGTTGAACAAAGAATAGAAGAGGAAACATCACGAACTAAATTCTTTGATAATACATTAACAGGAATTAGACTATCAATTTGATCTGCTGTCAAAGAAGGATATGGAGGAATGTTTATAACTGCTAAAGGCATTCCATTCATAGGATATAAAGGAGTCTGTGGTTCTAGACTAGAAGCACCTTCTTTTACTTTAATATCATTTGATGTTGTAAAATATAATAAATCTTTTCTTGGAAGATAATATGTATAATCTCCTTGAAAATTTTTACCATATGAAGGAATATTTAAACCATTGACAGGATAACTAAAACTTAATGAATATGTTGGAATATATGTAGCCAAGGCAAGAGATGATGCAACTTGAGTAGAATTAGTAATATCACATGAACCTGTATCAACCGAAACATTTATTGCTTGCGGTCTAAAATCAACATAATTTCTTAATGGATTTTGATTTCCACCAGAATCAATATAAAGAGGTATTTCTGCCGTTGTAATAGCATTGGTATTTGCAGTATTAGCATCATCAATAGGATAAGATTCGACAGTAAAAAAACCAAGTCCAGAAGATGTATTAGCAGTAAAATAATCTAATTGAATAGTTAAATATGGATATGTAGATGTTACAGCACCAGGAGCTAAGTATAGATAACCTAAATCATAGAATGAATCTTTTTGTCCTGTATCATAAACATATGATGACATTAAGTTAGCACCAGTTATTGCATATGTATTTGATATAGAACCATATATTCCAGTTACTTTACTAATATCAGAAAATCCTAAACACCACGGACCTATTGGATTTACTGTTGTGTCAATTTTAACAAATCTATTTTTATTTATAACTTTTGACGCAGGAGAAACATTTGTTCTTAAAACATCAAAATATACGGCACAAGATAATGTTGAAGAAGGAGTTTGACCTGTATTAATAGTAAAACTAGTAGATGAATTAATAGTAATATTTCTTGATCCTGGCATAGTAACAGAAAATGGTATAATTTGTCCGTTAATATATGTTTTTACATAATTTTGACCTGTAAGAGGTGAACCAAATGCTGAATCAACATTTAAACTTATACTATTTGTAATAGCAGTAACAGTTTTAGTAGTTCCAGAAACAGTAATAAGATCACCAACAACAAAATCAGATGTAAATGTTGTTGATGAACCTGTAATAGCAGTATTAGTACTATAAACATTAACAGTTCCAGATAAATTATTAGTTGCACCATTTGCTAATAATACAAGAGTATATGTTCCTGATTCCGCATCATTTAATACACCTGGACCATAAGTTAAAATATCAGAACCACCAGGAGATGATGTTGAAATTGTTATAGTAACGACACCACTTGTTGACATAACACCAGTGGCATGACGACGATATGTATATTCACAATTATTATTATTTGACGTATCTCTTAGATTTTTTAAAGCATTAATACCAAAAGAAAATAATTGATCAGGATTTCCAGATACAGAAGAAGGCAAAGATACAATATCCGCTGATCCAGGAGTTGCACCATTATAATATATTGATGCAATACTACTTGATGTATTATTACTAGTTAAATTAATATTAAATAAATGAATATAATATTGTGCATTATTTGCTCCTTGTTGCCCAGATAAATAACTAAAACATTTTAATAATGCAGTTCCTATATTAGTTCCTGTTGGAGTTAATGTATCAAATGTTTTTGAAGTTACTGCTTTTTGAGGAGCGTTATATAATTGTACTTGTTGTATAGTTTCAAAAGGAAACATACCAGCGACTTCATTAACAATGTAATAACCACCATAATTAAAAGTTATTTGTTGTGAAAGACTTGTTGTGGTATTTGATCCTCTTCTTACTGAAACATATGCTGGTTTTAAAAGTTCAACTCTATATCCTTGTGCATATCCAACTCCTGGTGTAACTCTGGCATATGTAAGACTTGCATTTACAGTAGAAACAGGAACAGCATTTATTGATGAAACTGTATCTACTGTAAATGGATTAACGACATAATTACCGGCTTCTTCATATATTCTTTCTGCTATTGCATCACCGATAGAAGAATAAAGATTTGATGATGGTAATTCTTTTGTTATTAATGAACCAAAATTATATGAAGCAACTGGGTTAAATCCAGGAGTAGCAGCAGCAGTAGTTTGATCAAGTGATTGAATAGAAATATCTAATTTTAATCTATGAGCACCTGGAGCATTTTCATTCTCATATCCCAATGCATTATCAAATAATGTTGGATCTTGATTTTCTGTAACTATACTTTCATCTAAAATAAATCCAATAAGATTATTTCCGGCATAAGAATTAAATGTATTTACCAAACCAAAAATAGGTGTTTGAATTTTAACAAAGAAACCTTCAATAAAAACAATACCATCGCTTATTGTTATACCATGTGCCATTCCTGTCGTAGTAGTTCCAACTGTTGAATTAGAATATGTGTTGACAGAACCTATTAAATCTACCGATGAATTACCAGTTAAAGGTAATTTATAAAAATTTAATTGTTCATTATTGGCAAAAACTGTTGCTCCATTATTACCTATATTTAAATAATTTACATATATAACACTTGTATTGGGATAATTAACTTGAGCACCTAAAGTCAACGTTAAAACACGTGCTTGTAAATTTGAAGTAGCTGAAACAACTAAAGTATTAGAAAAAAGAGAAATATTATACGGTAAACTATTTGATGCATAGTCTGTCATACGAACAAAAGGTAAATTAGGAATGTCTGAAATAGAACAACCTTGAACTATATCTCCATTTCGAAAAATGTAGTTTCCAAATCTTTGTATTTGATTTTGTAATATTGTTTGTAATTGAGTTGCTTCGCGCGCCTGAACAGCAGTAGAAGGACGAAATAAAATACGATGATAATTTTTTGTTTCATCGTAGTCTTCAAAATAGGGCGAAGTATTAAAGTTTATTAGTGAAGACATTGATTTATAAGCCTTTTCTCTGATTTATTTCTGTCATATCGAGATTAATTCTCGATTTTTTGTTATTTATAGATGTATTTATATAAAACTAGTGTGTTAGATAGCAATGATAAGACGATAATGTTCAGTATCGGTATTTGATCTAACTACATCACTTAAATTCTGAACATATAATATATCAGCACTTTGAGAATGTATATTACCAAAACTATTTATGTTAATATTTGAAGTACTATCTCCATTTGAAGAAATAATAGGTTCCCCTTGAACAAAATTCTTATCTCCTGTTAAAAATATTTGGGTATTGTTTGAATACGCAACAGTTCCAATTGCATTACTTATAGTTCCAATTACTGTATCACCAACTGTAAATGAAACTCCTGTTGGATTTAAATTAGCTGATAACAATTGATTAAATGTAGCATTAGGATATAATGCTCCTTGTGTAAGAATTGTTGCCGATGAATTTGATGTTGTAATAAGTGAATATGGGTTCTTTATTAAGCCTATTTTATTATAAGTTACAGTTGTTGGTATTGTATTAGTTTGTGAATTTGAAAACTTAAAAGCAAAACTAACTCCTTTAATATTAAATTCACTTAAAGGATCAGAACCATGACCACCTAATGGGGGAACAATAGCATAGACATTTGCTATATTATTAGAACCGATAGATGGGTAAAATGTATTACTCTGAATATATACATTTGCTCTTGAAATACCAGCGCCAGGATCAATAATAATAACACTATTAATTGAATTTGAAGATGGATTAATTGTAGTATATGCAGCCGGTTGTGATATTCCATCTGTATTAAAAACAACTTTTGGTGAAATTATATATTGGGTTTGCCCTGATATAATATTTTGTGTATTTGCCGGAGTATCAAGATAAACCCAATTACTAATAATACTTCCGACTGTATTTGAAACATATCCAACAATATTTCTTAATTGTGCTGTCGCGGAGGATGAATTATAAAAATATATTGAATTATTTACATAAAACCCACTACTTGTATTAGCAGTTGATTGAATTTGAACAAGTGTTGTATTAACAACTCCTTGTATTGTTCCATTAGTATAACATGCATAACCATTCCCGGCATTAATAATAGATACCACATCAACACCACTATAAGAAAGTGCCGATGTTACAATTGTTGTATTAGGATATATTGGTAAAAATTGAGTTGTTCCAAATGTTTCATAATCAACTGAAGAAATACTAGTAATATATCTCCATAAATATCCATCAGCGGTTTGAAAAGTTGTTGGTTGTATTAAACTTGGTTGATTTATTGATGGTGAATTTGAATTATTATCAATACATAAATAAATAATAAAGTCAGCACCTAATATTCCTGGTTCAACAACAACATAATAATTATTATTACTATATAATGTATCTGACATATTATCATAACGAGTATATATATTTCCTGAAACCCATAAATTATTTGTAATAACTGCGGTAATATCAGTATTAGCAAGTCGTTTTCCAAAAAGAAGCTGATATATAGTAATAAATTGAGTATCAAAATCATCTGATGTATTAATAGGAACAACATTTCCACTATTAAGCACAGGATTTGACGCAAATGCATAATAATTATTTGTATTGGAAGTTATTCCATTTATAATATCATTTACATAACTAGTTTTATATTTTGCTAATAAAACACCCATTTTTTTACCTTTTTAATTACTCTTGTTTAATATTATTTCCGCTCTCATCAGTCCAAATATCACCAACTTCATCAGTTATTATATAGAGTTCAGGTGCTATACTTTCATATAAAATACCAAATTTTGATTGATCAGTAATAATTTGTTGAAATGAACCAAACATTTCAGAACCAGAAGTATGAAATGTATCATATAATATACTTTTATATTTATTTAACATTATAGGAACTTTTATTTGATAAGAATATGTTTGATAAAAGTAACTATCCTGTATATATTTATTACTATTTAAAAATCCTCTTGTAGTTGACCAATATCCTTGACCTATACCAATGCCATCTTTAACAACTTTTCCACTTACAGTAGAAAATGTATTATATTCAGAGAGTGTTACTTCAATAATAGCACCTGTTCCGTTAGTTGTTTTAACAGTAACAATAGGTGTTGTAATATATCCAGACCCTTGAGATATTAATGTAGTGCCTATAATATCACCAACTGTATTTGTTGAAATTATACCTGTAGCTATTGAACTCGTTCCACCGCCAGAAAATACTAACGATTCTCCATTTGCATATCCTAAACCACCTTTTATAATAATAGGTGGATTTAAACCTGAATACAAATACATTATAACAGGTTCACTATCTAAATATCCTTTTCCAGAACTAATAGCTATTGTTGAACCAACAATATCACTACCAGAAGAAGGCGTTGCAATAACAATAACATTTTCACCATTAATAGTATTACTAGATGTGCTCATTAATGGTTCATATAAAGCATAATTAGCAGGAAATATTGGAACCGCAAGTGAATAGACACCAGAAGCAGTAGAATTGTTTTGTGGAGGTCCATAAAGTATTAAATTTACATCATCAACGACTGTTTTAATTACTGCTATTTCTTCTGTTGTAGAATCTGATGAATTAGCGGTTAATGCAATAAATGCATTATTTACAAGAGCTTGTGTAAAAGTTGTTCCAACACCAGTAACAGTATTAGCAGTAGATGTATATGTGACACTTCCTGCTAAAGGTAAAGACGCCATCAAAGAACCAATAAATATTTGTGCAGGCTGTGTGTATTCTCTACCAGATTTAATATCAGTTAAA